TTCGGGTATGTATCCTTAACTGCTTGAATAGTTTTCTTCCAACCAGCTACACCATTATGAAAGATATCATCTAACTGGTCTGCCATAGGTGGATAAGCTACTGCTCTATCTCTAGCGTACTGTGCTGCATCATACTCTGCTTGTAAGCGTGTGATTTCTGCATCAATAGCTGCTTGAGTTGGTTGAGGTATTTCCTCTGAGTACCAATTAGAAATAGTATTATTATTATCAATACTAAAACTAGGTTCACTACCTACTAAATATCTCACTGCATCTATTCTAAGATTATCCATACTAAACCCCTATTTCCATTGCTATTAAAGTTATTTCATTTAAACCATTAGTATTGTCGTGTATTCTAAAAGTACCGTTATCTGTCTGAGCTTGTAAATCATACTGAACTGGACTAGTTGTATTTGGTGAATCTACACCAGTAACAAATATAGCGTGTGCTTGCCAAGCGCCATTACCTTCTTGGAAACCAAACCACCTATTACTATTTTTGATAACAGTACCATTTCTAAGTGTTCTTATGTACATATTAGTACCGCCTGAGCCATTTGAATGCGCCCTTGTTAGAAAGGTATAATAAATTCTACTACTTGTCGCAGAAGGGGTTATAGTAATAGACATACTGGGTATATCAGCATAACTATTCCCTGCATCCCAACTAGCACCGTAATGAGGGTTTGATGCTACAACCTGCAATACCTTTCCAGCAGCAGCTGCATCTGCCCAAGTAGCATTGCTACTGGCATCACTAGTCAATACCTGATTAGCAGTACCACCTGAAGGTAATGTAGAAATATCACCACTACCTATAATAGAAGAACCACCTACTGTTTTAAGGCTACTTACTAATGGAATGTTTCCACTCGCAGTACCTACCGTTTTTGTAGCAGCGTCACCTAACCCTAAGTTTGTACGGGTAGTGCCTGCATCGTTTGTTATTGTAACTGCCATTTATTTCTCCTAAAGTAGTGTCCAAGCACCATTAACTGTAATAGAACCACCTGTACCAAAAGTTAATGATGGTCCGATAGTTAATCCATTTGTCCCAGATGGGATTGTGATTGCCTCTGTACATGTATCAATATTAGTTCTGACGATAGCACCAGTACCTAAACTAGGCCCACCTAATACTACTGATGAGTGAATCTTAGCTTGTGTAACTGCTCCGTCTTGAATATCAGAATTCTCTACTGAATTATCTTGAACATCAGCAATAGCTACAGACTGTACGTTACCTATAAAGCCACTCATTAGTCTATCTCCATTACTGAAAGATGTACATCTACCGCCGATGCGGTATCACTAGTGACTTTAACTATATCCGTAGCTTGCAATACTATCTTACCGTCAATAAATGATAGTGCCGATGCTGCTGGGATTACTGTATTTTCACCTAAAAGATTAATAACTATATCTGGCGAGCCAGGTGTAGTAGCAGTTACTGTTACTTTAACAGTTCCTGTTGTTGTATTTGATAGTACACCGCCAATTATTACCGAAGCTGATTTACTCGATCCTACTGTGTAGACAGATGTAGGTGACCCCGGTGTGCCGACTCCATTAGCTGTGTGCCTTAAAAATGTATTTGCCATATATTCTCCTAACCTAGTGCAATTGCCATCGCTATGGCATTATCTGTAGCCTCAGAAGAACTAGATACACCTAAATTAGTTCTAGCTGTAGTTGTATTACTAATATCACTTAAATTATTCGACTTCTCCATCTTATCTGAATTCAGATTAGAGAAGTTCGAATCCACCTCAGTATTAGTAAGAGGTGACCCTTTAGTGGCTCGATTTACTATCGTAGACATAAGTACACCCCCCTAATATTAAGTAGCTGACAGAGTAATAGTCCAGGTTACAGTCATAGTATCATCTGATGCCTTGTTAACAACCGCAAATACAACACGCGATAACATATCACCAGTTGTAAGAGCATTGAAAATGCCTGCTTCTGTTACAGCACCTGTAGCATCGCCTGCTTCAAATGAAGATACATACACTACTTTATGTTTTGTAGCCGTCGGGATTGTAGTAGAATCTAGAGCCTCACGAGCGCCTAAAATAGTTACTAAATCTGTTTGTCCTGCTACTGCAGCGGTAGTGCTAGAACCTAAAGCCATGTGTGACATTACAGCTTTCGATGTTCCTGTCATACGGTTTATAATAAATTCTAAACCTTTCTGTACTACAAGGTTCTTTTCTGTTCGCTCTTCTTTAATGTTACCGTTCTTATCTTTAAGAACGATATCCAGTTGGCCGGAGAGCTTCAAGTTTTCGTTAATCATAGTTAACCCCTATTAAAAGTTTCTGGAAGCCCCGACAAAGTCTTCCGCAAAAAAAGAGAAGTCAGAGTAACCCTGGCTTCTTAACGACCCCGCGTCGGTTATCGAGGTTGAATTTTCTAAAATAACTTTATTCGGTACTACATCTGCCGAATCTGAAACACTTGATGAATCAGTGAAGGGAGCTAGCGTTACTTGTAGTGCTAAAGCATCCCCTACAATAGGTGTATCGCTTATTAGTTTACCAAAATTAAAGTTGTGTGTTTCAGTAAATAGAGAACCGTCATCTTTGGATTTACTTATACCTAAAGAAGCAATGTCTGACATACTAGGGTTGTCGCTAAAGGCTCTTACAAAGGCAACAGATATAAGTATAGTATCGGTAATATTAGTAACATTAGTTAAGTTCTTAAAGTACTGCATCTCTTGGTCATCAAGAGTAGAGGCAGTACCGTCCACGTCATCAGTAACGCCTATGCCATCAGATAATATTTTAACAAATGCTAAAGTTTCATCATCAGTAAAATTAGACGCATCTTGAGTATTCTTAAAGAAGGCTATCGTATCAATAGCGTCCATTAGAGACGGAGCTTCTACAAGAGCTTTACTAAACGCTTTGTAGTCAGAGTCTACAATGTCTGCTATGTTTTTTACATCTTTACCGAAAGCATGTTTAGCTGAATCTGAAGTATTTGCAGCGTCTACCAGTGGTTTTGCAAAATGAGATATGTATTTATCTGTGACATCCGCTACATTCGCTAAGTTCTTGTAGAAGTCAAATACTTCAGTATGCGAAAACGAAGGATTGTCATTAAGTACTTTATTGAACGCATTTACTGCATCGTCGGAGAAGTTAGAACTATCTGTAAGCGTCTTGAAGAAGTCAAGCATAAACTCATCAATAGCACCTGTGCCATCGTAGACATCAATGCTACCGAAGAAGTCTCTTTCAATTAAGAAATGGCCTAACTCAATAGCCATAGATATAGGTAAAGTCTTAGCGGCAATTTTAATCCCTAACCGCTTAATAGCGGCTTCAAGGGCGGCAATTGCTACAACAGACTTTAGCTTCATGCGAAATCTTCTCTAATCTTGAACTTAAGTAAATCGTAAAGTGTTTCCCTAACTCCTGAACCTCGAACAACTTCTATTTCACCTTGGTACGCACCCGGAGGTTGGTCTAAGTCACCTACCGACCAGTTAACGATTGCAATACCTTTTATAGATTCTGCTGGGTCAGGGTTAATGTATAAACTCTTACTAAATAAAACAGTATCTTCACCAGCAGCTTTAAAATGCAGTTTTACTGTAGCACTCGTTAGGTCTGTAGCAGTACCTGTGTCTTCGTCTGTTAAAGTCAGACGTAGCTGCGGGCCGGTGTCGCCTTGAACATATTTAAAAGTCTCAGCCATATATACCTCCTACCCTAAAAATTAACAGGAGATACGCGCATGTTAATGCGCCTTGTATCTCGCCCTTTAGCGCCAGCGATGGCGCGTTCAAACTCAAAGACATGGGATGAAGATAGCACTGGGTCACTCCATTCTTTATTAGGAATACCTGATATACGCGCAATAGCACCAGCTGCAATAGCCCTTCCGTGCGATTCGAATATAAAGTCTTCTACTCCTGTAGCGGTTAACTTAGGTTTAATTACTGCTATCCCTACGAATGTATGCTTAGTTATCGGAGTTGGATACATACGTATGCTTGCATCATCCAGCGTACTATAGTACAGAGGTGTGCCTTTAATGGCTTTACCGTCAGCTTCTACAGGTGGTGGAAAATGCCTTTCTGATACATGAGCTAGCGGGACACCGTCTAAGAAGAAAAATAGTAAATTCTCTAAAACAGACCCCGTAGGGACATCTAACTCATAATCAGACGTGTTTTTACTAGTAAAATCAGGGTCTAAGTTAAATCTCCACACTTCACTCTTAGCGCAAAACTCAGCTGCAGCTTCCTGTAAGTGAGACTCAATAACTATCTCAGGGCACCCAGGTACGTAGGGTTGTACGTACGGGTAGAATTTATCCCAGGTTATAGCCATTAAACAGCTCCCGAAGGAGCAGAGGCTACATCACTCTGTGTTTTACCATTTAATCCTGCTAGAAATGCTCCGTTATGCGCAACAGCTCTTTGAGCGTTTGCTGCATACTCAGCATCTTTAGTGTAAGAACGGTATAGTACCCAATCAATAATAGAACTTAGATAAGTATCATCTAGTTTAATTACTTCCGTACTACTTCCTGCCGGGTCTAGTGCACTCTCACTAAGTGAGTGGGCTCCGGGAGAATCAGCATAGACTACTTCAACTTTCGCTAATGCAGTTGCTGGCGGATATACAAAAAAATCTTTAGGTTGTCTTGGGTCAAACGTATAATTCTGGACATTAACCGAACCGGTTTCTGTATGCCAAGACGGACGTTGGTCATCCAAGACACTCCTACTAATAAGCCTAACTACTTTCTTATCAGAAGTAGTAGCTAGGTTACGAACTACATCTAAAAGACGTAGTGCGCTAGAGAAACCTGTGGCTAAAGTTTGACGTGTTCCTGCAGCACAAGTAAATGTACTGGCTTTAGAACTCGCATCAGGTCGCAGTAATACAATCTGCAGGTAGGATTCATTAATCCAGTTCTGTAATTCTATACGCGGCCAACGAATATTATTGTCTTGAAGAAGATCTTCAACGCGTTTTATAACGTCAATAACTTTTATTGTTGCCATAGGTTACTCCGTAATTTGTTAGGAAAGAAGGGGTTGCCCCCTTCTTGTTGGGACTATATTATGCACCAACTAAAGCAGTTACTAGCGCTTCATCTTTAACAACTTTACGACCGTAAACAGCAAGACCACGAACGATATCGCCGAAGTCAGTTTGGTTACGTAGAGGCTCAGTCTTAGCGATTTGAGATGCAAAAGCACATGATGCTTTAGTACCTGCAACCATCATACGACGCTTCTTAGCACCTGATACTGCAGCACCTGATGAGGTAGCTGATAAACCAGGGACTAACGCTTTACCTGCTGCACCGTGAGGTAGTAAGTTAGATACGTATACAGACATACGGTCTAACATACCAATCTTACCAGTACGAATTGTGCTTGACTGGTCACCAGTGAAGTACGCTTGCGCAATGTTAGACTGCATTAAGATATTACGGTCTTTAGGTGAGATAACTAACCAACGGCCATCTTCAGGAATGTTTTGCTCATCCATAGTAGCAGACATCTCTAGAATAGCATTAAGCACGCTATCAGCAGTACCTTCTGGTACTGGAGTACCATCAGTACCTAAGTTATAACTAGCTGAAATGCTACCAGCTGTTGCACCTTTATTATTAGCGTGAGCACCTTCAGTTACAAACCATTGAAAGAAAGCTTCGTTTTCGATAGAAATCTTTAATTGTTTCGCAGCGTCGTCTGTGAATGTATTCATTAATTCAATATCAGCTTGGTGCGCTAATACGTCGTTAATTTGAACACTGAAATATTTACCTTTGTTAATCTGCATATCTTGGAAGATAGGTACAGGAACTTGGCTCGTTAATGTGCCACCAGCGGTGTAGTCATTAATTGTGATTGATGGTGCAGTGCGAATACGAATAGTATCGCCTTGATTCTTGATTTCGCCTTCCCAGTCGGTATTGGCGATGTCAGTCATCATTGTGTTTGCATAGAACTTAGCATTCAGTTTATTCGACCACAATTGTGGGATAAAACTACCTGAATAAGTCGGGCTCGTGGTGAAACTACCAGTTGTAGGAAATACAGTAGCCATTTTTATTACTCCTTATAAAGTTAAACAGTTTTGTCGGCTAACGGCTACCTATAATCGTGACTAGCTTTTAACTCGTCCTTCCATATAAGCTAACGTTAACTCAGCTTCAAGTTTTTCCGCAGCGTCCAACTTACCCTTAGTATTTAGTGTGCGTATCTTAGTCCAAGCTGTCTCAACCTCTCGGGCTGAATACACCTTGTCCCCTCGACTAACACTCTTAGTACTGCTAGAGTTAGATGAACGATTCGGAGTTACCTGCTTTTCGATCTCAGATTGGCGACTGCTCTTTCCTTGCACAACTGGGTCAACACTTTCACGGAATAACTTCACATAGTGAGCTACCGCTTCTGCATCTCCCGTGTTGAACGCGTTCTGAGCTTGATCTCTGCGAGGCCCCCTAGACATAGGGTCATACTCATTTAGCCACGCTACCCAACGTTCGTCGTTGTCAAGTTGGTCAAACCCAGGAACTAAAACATTTAGTTTCTGAGAAAAACTTACCTCGCCAACTTGGTCTCCGGTATTTGCAACGCTATCACGTAGCTCTGCAATTACTTTCTCCTGTTGCTCAAAACGTGTCTCATAATCCTGAGATACTTCTTTCGCAACACGACGTTGGAAATCAATCAAATCATCACCGTACTCTTCTCGATCAGCATCGGTTATATAACTAACCTTTTCTTTAGCTTTCTCAGACTCAACTTTCTTCACAGTTTCAATATCCTTTCGAATACTATTTAACTGGTCTGTAAGTTCCCTAACCTGCTGGTGCAGTCTAGGTACTTCAGCATCATATTTACCTTTTAAAGTACTATACTTTTGCTTAAACTCATCTGTTACTCCTTCAGAAGTGTCAGCCGGCCTTGCTTCTTCTAGTGCTGCTTCTTTCGTAGGTTGTTCGTCGTCTACTTCGACTTCGGTATCCTCAACTACTTCTAAGGTTGGCTTCTCGCCTTCTTCCTTAGTTTCGCCTTGGGCGCTCAGTTTTTTCTCTAACTCTTCAACTTCCGCAAGCTGTGCCTGCACTTGTTTTGGCAATGCCATTTCTTTCTCCTTAAAGCACCAACTCTGTTTTGCAGCGTCCTATTGGTATGCTGCTCCCGTTATGGTGTGCTTAACAAATGCGTTAATCTCTTAACGCTCCCCAACTACCTTCTGCGATTCTTCGACCGCTTTCAGTAAATCTTCGAATGCTTCTGCTCGTCCTTGCAAACGGTGGATTATTACCGTTTCGTTTGCGCGTACCAACTTCTGCTTAGCCTCTTCGAGTTCATTCTCAAAAAGGGTTAACAGCTTGTTGTTTCCGGGTTCTCTTAAGCTAAGTAATACTCTTAAAACCTGGACATCTAGCTTGTTAACATTAATCATTTACTTACATAATACCTAATAAAACTAGAATGTACTAGTTATTTTCAATTTCCATTTGGCTTAGGGCTCATATAGTTATCTTGGCGCCCGCCCATCTCTGTACCGTCTTCTTGTAAATTCGCACCTTGTTCTGCTGCCATCTGCTGCATCATCATTTCTTGCTGCTGTTGTTGCTGCATCGCCTGTTGTTTTTGGATTTCTTCACGAGACGGCACAAGCCTGTCAATATTGGTATTGAGATTTCCAGCGAGGTCGCGCATAAGTTCAGCCGTTCCTGGTAAGCCAACAATTTGCTGTGCAACAGGGCTTTCCAGTACCAGACGTAAGAACTCAGTTTTACGGACAGCCTCAGCTTCCTTAACGACCAGCGAAGTCGCGCCTCTTGCAATAACTTGTACATCACCTATCAAATCCGGGTCATTACTATAACGAAGGTTTCTCTGGTACTGTCGTTCAAGCATAGGAGATAGTACATCGTGGTCGATGTTACCGATTACCTGCTTAATACTCTTACCTGCGTTAGAAATTAACATAGACAGACCGGACGACGTACGGCCTGCACCTGGGACATGCTGCCCCGTCATATATTTAGGAATACCTGTAATATCATCAGCTATATCCATAAACCTATCAAACACTGCCAAAAGCTCTGACGCATTAGAGTTAGGCTGGAAGAAGTTTATCGGAGCGGAAGCATCACCGTACTCAGACTGCTGGAACTGCCATATTTTCCAAGGATACATCTGCGTAATGTCTTCCCCTGCTGGTAAGCGACTTACGTTCACTCCTACCTGCGGGCCAGAACTAATACCCATATTGTTAGCTAGTGCCCGAGCTGCAGCGTTACACATATTCTGCGCGTCCATACATAAGTCTGAAACACCGTTACCGTCGATACGTCCTGGGACCTTCTCGAACGACGTGGTGTAATACGGTTTACGCCCGATTGGGTCATAGTTAAGCACAGCTTTAATAACTGTTTTGTCAACCATCCATACTTCACAAGGATACGATAGCTGAGGGTCTTCAATCTCAGACTCATCCATACCCCACTCAATTAGTAGCGTACCTGGTATAGAGTCCCATAGTTGAATTGCAGCAATAAGGTCTGAGCTAGACCCTTCAAAATCTTTACCTTCTAAGACTTCAAACTCAGAGTCATCACGGTCTAACCAGTCGAAACCGCCTACACCGAAGTCCGACAGCAACGCTCGTACTGACGCCTCGTCGTACCCCTCGACGCCTATCATAGCCTCGACGTCTTCCCTAGTTAGGTGGTGAATCTCTATTACAGGCATATTCTGAATGTCATCACCCCACGGTGCCCAGTAGAATTTGTAAGGGTCAACTCTTTCCCACTCATCACGAACGATTTCTGTAGGAACTAACTCTCCGCCATCCCACTTCAACGTCTTACGTTTACGCGGAACAGGCCCTTTAAGTACTGCGAACGGATACGTAGCTACATCGTTCGTGAATTCAAATAATGCTTTAATGAACCCGCCCTCTAGGAGCTGGTCTTCCATTTTCTGCTCCATACGTTCAACACGTTTTCCAGCGTCGTGCTTCATCTCACGCATAGCAGTATCTTTCATCTCTGACGCTAGCTGTTTTAATGCCGTTTCGTCTATATTCTCGCCACCCATCTCGTAGTGCTGCTGCAAATTCTGCTGCATAATACCTTGTAGGCGGTCAATTAATTCTGGTGGAACTTCTGGAATAGGAGTAGCTGAGATAGACCAAGGTTTATCGTCACCTGTGCCTAATAGAGTATCTCTTAACCACGCAGTGGCCGTACGACATTTCGTACTAACAATACCCATGAATAACTCTGAGCCACCTTGCGCTTTGATTTCAGCAAGTTTCGAAGGTTCATACTCCATGTTACGAGCACGAGCAGTTTCTACCAGGCGAGGCTCGATATCTTTCTTCTTGTGGTCACGCATAGTAGTCCAGCGCTTACGCGTATGCGAAGCTAAACCTACAAGCAACTCACTTTGTTGTATTTCTTCCGATTCGCGACGCGCCATATTCTCAAGATCGGACGCACGAGCTACGGGAATTAGAGCAGCACCTAACTGTGGCATAATTTCCTCATATTAACATGAATATGCTAATATGCTACCAGCTGAACGGGACGTTGTCAACATACTATTATTTCCATTTAGTATTCCTGTGCCATTCCCAATTGGGAGCATAATTCTCATCAGTTACCTTCACGTCCACCCACCGGAAGAAACCTTCTGTACCTGTCTACGTTTACCCTGGGTAGCTATCGTTCCAAACACTTCGCCTCCATCTGCATGCAGACATAAGTACTGGAACGCATCAGCAACATCAGACCATGGGTGTGACTTCTCTGGTTTCTCATCTTTCACTCCCTTGTTATTTATTTTGTATCGATACTTACCCGCCAGTGCTTGAACCAACGAGTTCGCAGCCTCGTGGTCTATCATAAGACCGTACTTCCCATCTACAACACGGGTCATGTATTTTTCTACAGCTGCCAGTCGTGCCGCTACCGAGTTCGTTTTCGCAGCTTTTATAGAAAACCCTTCAGCTCTATATATGTCAGCTACTGTTCTCTCATCTGTCTGCGCTCTTTGAAATGCTGCAGGATCGATTATAACTAGCGAACTACGCCCTGGAAACTTATTAGCTAACAGAGGCTTTAATTTTTCTCTAACAAATCTAAGAGCCCCCATGTCTTCTGAGATTATCGAGTCGTATATAACCAAGCGACCATCATATATTATCTGCCCGATTACAGCTGCCGGGGTAAGCCCGGCATCAATACCTATCAGTATCGGAGATTCGCTGAACATCGGTGTTATGGATTCCTTCGCCGTGTGGTTAGGCCTATCGAACGCCTTAAATACAGGCTGCCCTGCCAACGATTTACCAAACTTAGCGTGGATATATACGTCGATCCAGTCACCAGTTTTACCCTTCGCAAGGTTATCGTAGTAATCATCTGGTAGGAACTGCGTCCAGTCTGCTTCCGGTGCTAGACCACTAGGCTGAATAGATACATGACAGTTGTCAGGCGGCTCACTAAGGAGGTCTTCCCAAAAGGTATCCTGGTCTGGCGGATTAGTCATCCCCCATAGGTGGGCGTTAGGTTTACCATCGTCTGACTTACAACCAACTGTGTTCATCATCTTATCCGGGTAACGTCCTAGACGACCCTGTGCAGCGTTAAAAATGTCCGGGTGAATTTCTCTAAACTCGTCGAATATAAAAAAGGACGCCTGAAGAGATAACAGTCGACGTACGTCGTTCGCGTCATCTAAACCACGGAACAAGACTTCACACTCTATGTCACCAACTTTTATAACGAATTTGTATTCCGTCTTAAGAAACGATCCCATAATGCCATCAGGTATCCACTTCATAAAGTCTGGTATGGATGTATCACGTAATTGCTCTCGCGTATTACGTACCCAAATGGCTCTCGAGCGTCTTACACCGTCCTTACACGGTGCCATTACGGCTGCGTGATGTAGTATTTTCATAATACCGGCTGTCGTTTTAGTCGAACCAACGGGGCCGACAGCTAGCGCGATGAACTTTTCAGAGTAGAAAAAGTCATCTAGTGACTTAATTACCTCAAAATTTATCTCATGTGCAGGTGTTTGTGGGACTGTACTCATTATTTTTTCTTTAGTGTAGCACTATTAGTCTTCGCGTTGTACTTGTAGTCCGCCGCTTTATGCTTACCCTTAGAATACTTAGCGGCTCTAGCTTTCGCACGTCCTCCAGCACCTAACGATTGTTTCTTCTTACCTGACTTAGTTAGTTTACAGTTCTTGTCTACATCCCCTCGCTTTTTAAGAATACCGCAAGCCATACCCTTTGAGTTTTTATTACCACCAGCTGCTAATTGTCGTGCTAATCTCTTCTGTAACGATTTGGTTTCAGCCATTAGACTGTTGCTCCTTCGATAGTTATCGCTTCTTCTTCACGGTCTTTAGCGCGTGTTATGTTTATGATTACTTGTGGTCCGCCAGCTCCAACTACGTCTTTGCCATCAGGCTCAAGCTTACCCATCTTGTTCAACATCTTCTGGAACTCC